ACACAAAGACCGGCACATCTCACTAAATTTATAAAATGAATAGTAAACCAACAACTAAGTTTTCCATACTCTCACCTTGCAGGAAATCTGAAAATGACTAGAGATGTGATGACTGGACTACAGAGATGAGTATGTAAAGAGGCCAGTTACTCTGTGCTTTATAAAGGTTATTTCCTGGCTGAGGAGTGTTTTCCACATGTGTGCTGCCAGGCTTTGTCGTGCCTGTGTTTTGTGTCGAGTGCTGTTGTTTTGTGTTTTGTGGTTTGGTTTTTTGGATGCTTTGCTGTGTCTTGTTGTTTTCTATTGTCTCCTGTGCTTCTTGGTGTGGGTTTTCTGTTTATGTTTGCTCCTGTAAGCTTTGAGTTGGCTTTGCAAGTGCTTGTATTGTTGTTAGTTTTTCTTCTTGATATTTATTGAGTTGACTGCAATTCTAATCAGAATCATGAACAAAATGAAGCAAACAATCCCAATAGCAATGAAGCCCAGTATCTTCAGTATGGCCTTCATAGGCCCACCTAGCCAGTCCAGAAGCCCAGAAAACCAATTGGAGATGCTCCAGGTTCCTTCTGAAGGATTTATCACTGTTGAAGAACCACCTGTTTTATTCCTAAAATCATAGACACCCATGTAAACTAATGTTCCCTTAATCACTATCAGCTTAGGCTCAGATCCACAAGAATATGAAAGTCTTTCATCTACTAATGGCTTTTGAAAATGTAAAACCTGACAGTAGTCACGTGTGCCAGATTGTATTGGAAAAGACAGGACTGTTGTTTTGTCCTCCGATTCTGCAAAGAAGTCGGCTGACTCCGAAGACTTTACTTTCACACAGACATGTGCTCCATAATCACAAGAGTAGCATCCACTAACATTTAAAAATGTGGCATCACAGCTTTTCACTTTATTAATAAAGATGATTTCATGATCATCTAAATTAATCGACAATAATGCTTTTATTGCTCCATTGGTGAAGGCCTGTACTGTTTTTTTGTCTTTTGTACTGGTGAATGTCTGTCCATTCCTAGTCTGAGGAAGAGATCCTTTGAGGAAAATTGCAAATGGATCTACTAAAGATGCAGTACATTCTATTTGATCTGTCATGGGCTTGTACTTGATCAAACCAGGAGCTCTAATGCATGACTTATGAGCTGATATGGCTGCGGATTCAGAACTGCACCTTATCTCTCCAAGAAATCCTTCTCTTGGTATTTCACTATATCCTTCATCGTACAGAGCAAACCCTCCTTTACTACTTTCCAAAAAACTGATACTGTTGGTTCCGCTGATACCTTCTGCATCCAAGGATAATGACAAAGTGCCCCAGTTTAAAAACTTAGTGCCCAGGCTCCCTAGTGTGACCAACTCCATCTCGCCATCAGGGCCTTTGACCTCAAAGGAAACTCTGTGCACCCAGTCAGAACATGAGAATACCCTGACTGCTTCATTTCTAGCACTCTTGAGATAAGCATGGACATACAAGCAGGAAGGATTGATGTTGAAACAACCACAGCCAATTGCACCACATTGTTCAAAGCATTTATTTTCATTCATAATATGGTTATCCTTTACTCCTGAAAACTCCCTGGATAGCTGATCATCTCGCCATGACTGGCATTTGTTACCCACACAATCACCAACAAGATGACATCTCCTAGAACTAAGACAAGATGGGATGTACAAACTGGTCCAGAAACTCGAACCTTCTCTGCATACTGTCTCACTAGAGATGGTTTTAATTGATATTGTTTTCTGCTGGTTTTCCATGGGGCCTTTTATTATGAAACATGACTCAGCACCAATCACACCTGCCCTTAAAGTTATAGTTGCAGTAATAGAACACTTTGTGTTTGATCCTTCTTGGACACATCTGGTTTGCTTCGAATTGGCCACTACTGTATTGGAGCAGGCATTTCCTCCTGTCACCATTATCAGAGTTAGCAATAGAGTTGTCTTGAATCTCCTCATAGGTTCTCTGTGCCTTGGTCTCTCTACATCATGATGATCAACCCACCCTATTCTCTGATTTATCCTCCCCATTACTCGCCTAGTTTTGATTCTTAGAGCAGTTAGTAGCCAGTTGACAAAGAGTTTGAGCCATCCCACTGGACTTTTCAGCTGTTTCGGTATTAGTCTGAGCACATACAAAACATTTGTTGTCACAGAAAAAGCAGTGTATATGAAAAGAATTAGTAGAAAGGAAGTCAGGATAGCACTCAGTGTTGAATGGCACTGATAGTTCAGAATGCCATGATAGCATAGTAAGCAATTATGAGCTGCACAACTATCTCTGGGAGGGCAAACCACTACCATGTGTACACTAGCAGAATCAGAAGTATGTGAGAGGTGTATCCCAATTCTCCCGCCCACACTAGCCAACAAGCCTGGATATGGAATAATTACTGATGTGGATGCTTCCTGATGAGCTGAGATACAGGATCCATGTGAGCAGGCCACTGCTGATGTTATTTCAAAACCAGTGGATTTTATGTGTACTCCTTCATCTAGACACTCTGAAACACAGGTGTCACAGTTCTGCTCTGGTACAAGCAATGGCTGCTTAACCTCCCTATCTACTAAGACTCTCTCGTAGCCAACACATTGGGGTTTTATCCATGAGCCCATGAGATTTATGTATAATGGCCCTGATCCTGGTGTGTGGATACAAGTCACATCTGGATAAGATGTAGAACAGTCATACTTCTCACAGAAAATGTGGTCTCCTGTGCAAATCTTCTGCTTAGAGTTGTCCACAATCTTACAATCATTGACTGATACTCTCTTCAGGGCCCTGTGTTCTACCTCTTGTTCATCTTGACCTGCATGTTCATAGCAAACAAAAGAAACATTTGTGACCACCTCTATGTTTTTTAACATCAAGTGCTCAATGTAAATTTTTCCTTTCCCTTTGAGTGTGATGAATGAAATGGTCTCATAAGATGATGTTTTAAACTTACACTCTTTATACTTTATTAGACCGATCTTACAAACTCCCTTGAAAGGTATCTTTGGTCCGGAGTAAATGTCTGAGTTCTCTTGACAAATTGCATCTTGTAACGGTACTGAAGTTTTCTGCACCTGAACAGACTGACCAGCTTTCTTCTTGATTTTCCTGCAGAAAGCACAGTCTTCAGTCATTTCCAGATTCTCTTTGCATTTTACATATCGCAACTTGCCTTTATTGTCAATGTAATGAACTGCATTGATGTTGGTCGGACATGTCCCCTTTATGTAAGCTCTCTCCTCAAAACATTTAAACTCTTTGTTTGTTCCTATTTCACATGTCTCTTCTTCTTTCTCAATTATTTTATCTGCGAAGGATTCTAAAGGAGTTTTATGACCTATAAATGCATTAAAGAAAGGATACTTATCCATCTTAAGCATGAAATCAAATCCTATGCAGGAAACACCATATCTGATTGGTCTACACCCTGACTCATCATTTTCATCATATTTGTACATTCCTGTGCCAACTCTATTTTTTGCATGAGGCCATGGATTGATCATAGTTGAATCTGGAGGTGCAGCCGTAATGGGACCAACTGATGATGATAGCAGAGCCACCGAAAGTATTGCTGGGACCACAGTAGTACTCATCATGTTTCTGTTTCTGTGAATTGTGATATTATTTTTTATTTGAGATATTTCGTCAGTTAGAATAACATTGTGATTCCGTAAGTCAGAATTTCTAGCCATCAGGTCTGACATCAGCTTTTCAGCATCTCTCTTCTCCTGTCCCCTCTCATTTCGTCTTTTTGATAGTTGATTCTTCAGTTGTTCAATTTCAGACATCAGTACTTGTGTCTTTATGTCATTCTCACTTTGTTGAGTCTCTAGAAGTGATATCATTTTTTCTTTCTCATCTATAACAACTGCTTTATTTTTTACTTGCTGATGATCATGGTTGATTCTCCCCAGCCCTACACCGACTCCAATGTCTGACTGGTATAATCCAGTCACACAGTCCACAATGTAGTCGCCTCGTATTGTATCTTCTAATCCATTGAATGTCAAGACTTGTCCAGTAGAATTGTCATTATTACCACATGACAGTGATAGCTCAGAGATGCTTTTTTGTATTTCAGAAATTAGAGAGATTATTGTAACATTAGAAATCATCTTTTTATCAGAATCTCCAACTCTACACTTCTGAGAACCTTGTTTCTTATAGTCATGTTTTTTTGAGTGTGTCTCCCAGTAGTAGACAAGGCCCTCTAGAGGTGAGTCGTTAGAAAAACATATGTCATTCCTACTGGAGCTGTCCCACGTTGTTAAAGAGTACATGCTCATAACGAGCATGGCTCTTGTTAAAACATTTAAAATTGTAAAAATCATCGTGCCGTCTTTGTGT